GTACTTCCGAACAACCGCAAGTTGATTTGGATATACCTGTTGTTTCCGGTAACGGTATTACAATCGAGAAAGCTGCCGATAAAGAACAGATTGTGGTTAAAGTCAATACGTCGGTCGTAGCATTGAAATCCGACTTAACGTCGTATGCAAAGACGAGTGACTTAGCCAGTTATGTTAAGACGGCAACTCTTAATAAAACACTTGAGGATTACGTTAAAACATCGTCTCTTACCACAACACTTGCAGGCTATGTCAAAACCGCAGACCTTGCACCGTACGCTAAAACGGTTGACGTTGTTGCTAAATCTCAAGTCGGTGTTGCGAGTGGTGTAGCTTCTCTTGGAACCGACGGTAAAGTTCCTGCCGCTCAGCTTCCTACGATAGACAACTACAGTAAGTTCAGCGAAGTAAAACTCCAGAATTCCAATATCGTTCCGACATATAGTGCTACAACAGGTATTACAGTAACTTCGACAGGCAGTATGAAACACGCTAATAACGTTGTAGATACGCCTACGAATACAATGGTAGTACCGATAACAGCAGGTAAGAATATGGGTGCCACTAAGAGTGGCAATCTCGTCGTATTCACGGCAAACGATCAGGTTGGTGTAGGTACAACATTGCCTGCCGGAAGTAGTTCGCAAAAGATATTTATAAAGACTGATGAAAATTATGACGCCGGTGGTACTACTGTCGATATTGTTCAGACGACAGGTCAATCTACTACCGCAGTAATGAGTCAGAAGGCTGTTACAGACGCGATAACGGCTGCCGTGAACTCGGCAATAGCAACCGCGTTAAACACGGCTGTATGAGGTGATAAATGGCTAAAACAGATAATTTAACTGATTTTTTAACAGGTGTTGCGGGTGCGATACGAACCAAGAAGGGTACGACCGCGTTAATCAACCCTCAAGATTTTGAGAGTGAGATAGGTAGTATCGATACCGCAAAACCTGAACAAACTAAAACTTTGACGGTGACTGAGAACGGTACTCAGACTGTTAAACCCGATACGGGTAAAGTGCTCAGTGGTGTAACGGTTACAACAAACGTTCCTGCTACTCCCACTAAAGAAAAGACAGTCGATTTGAGTATGACTTCTGGAAATCAAGTCATTACTCCAACAAGCGGAAAGGTCATCAGTAAAGCGACTATAAAGAAACCCGCAACAATGATTCCTGCAAATATTCGTAAAGATGTGAATATCGGTGGTGTTGTTGGAACGATGGTTGAAGAGCATCACACAGAGCAAGAAAAGACTGCGGATCTCAACATGGCTAGCGGGAATCAAATCGTTAACGCTGACTCTGGAAAGGTGATGACAAGAGTTACTATCACAAAACCCACTTCTATGGTGGCTAGTAACATTCGTAAAGGAACTGACATTGGCGGCGTGGTCGGAACTATGGAAGAAAAAGTTCCTGAGGAAGCTCCTACTGTCGAATTAGCAATGAGTGAAGGCGATCAAGTCATTTCTGCTACCACAGGTAAAGTGATGACAAAAGTGACGGTGACGAAACCTGCCACATTGACTGCAGGTAACATTAAGTCCGGTGTAAATATCGGTGGCGTAACTGGAACGTTATCTCCTGCTAAAACAGAACAGGCTAAAACAGTAGACCTTGCTATGGCAAGTGGCAATCAAGTCGTATCTCCTGATAGCGGTAAAGTGCTTAGTGGGGTCACAATCACTAAACCTGCTACATTGGTAGCAAGTAATATTAAAAAAGGTGTTACGATTGGTGGTGTTGCTGGGTCGTACGCTCCTGCATTCACCACAGAAACTAAAACAGTTGCTCTTGAAATGGGTTCTGGTAATCAGGTCATATCAAAAAGTTCAGGTAAAGACGGTATGACACAGGTTACAATAACTAAACCGTCGACAATGTTGCCTGCAAATATAAAGAAAGGCGTAAATATCGGTGGTGTTACAGGAACTTATGAAGGCGAGAGTTCAGGCGGTAAAGAAGTTTGGATGCTTGATAAAAATAACCCCCCGTTACTCAACAGTGGAGATGGAGACTATGCTGATCAACCGTTTTCTGTGGGGTCAGGTCAATCACAAGAATGGTATAAAATTGTAGTAACAAGTGGGGAGGTTAAAGCGGTTGTTGTAAGTGGTGACCACACCAAAGACTACATTATCGGAAATAACAATATAGCCTTTAATAGATTCGAATATAAGTTAAAGGATGCTTATCGTAAAAAAATGGTATTTCCGAAACCTGTTACCGGTACACTTTTACAAGTATTGACCAAGATCGCTGTTAAACAACCGGATAACTATGCTATTCAAGGATATAATAATTCAGCGAAGACTAAAAAAGTTACGATCACATCTAACGGTACAACTACTATAACTCCCGATGCTCCTTACGATGCTATGAAAAATGTTGCCGTTACAGTAAATGTTGCCGGAACTGGAAGTTCAAAAATGGCGATGATTACGTTGAAAGGCTCCGCACCATATAACATACGTGTATATGATACAGCCAACCCGACGGAAGAATTAGCCCGCCTAAATTATATGGATGATATGAATCGAGGTGAGGTACGTTTACCTATTCAAGGAAATTTGAAATTAAACGCTCAAGGATATTGGTCTCAAACTGGGCTTCCAACATATACAGATATGGAACTTTTAACGCCAACGACCGCGAGTACTTCCGAACTTGAATATCGTATTATCGGTGCGGTTGGTAGTATTACTGATTTAGGTACAATAACGTGTTTCATTAAAGGCACTCTTATAACTCTTGCTGACGGTTCTAAAAAGCCTGTTGAAGATATTACTTACGACGACGAGCTTCTTGTATGGAATTTCTACAAAGGTTGTTTCGATAAGGCAAAACCGAGATGGATAAAGATTGCTCAAACTGCGAGTGTTTATAACAAACTCACATTCGATAACGGTGCAACGCTTGGTCTTGTAGGTGAGGGTGGAACTCAAGGTTACCATCGTATTTTCAATGAACAAGCGAGATTGTTTACTCATACAGGCGTGCCTGAAACTCCTGTCGGCACAATAACGTTTGCTGAAGATTGTACGAAACCCACGTTGGTTAAACAAGAACTTGTTCACGAAGAAGTTGAGTTCTATAACGTTATCACAGAAACACACTTCAACTTATTTGCGAACGGTATCCTGACTTCTTGTAAGAACTCTAATAAGTACTATATTGAAAATATGAAATATGTTACCGACAAAGAGCTTATGACAGACGCTGAAATTGAGCAGGATATGTTAAATCGTGAACCCATAAAACTTAAAAAGGAGATTAAATAAATGAAGTATATTTATTCAGTAGTAAACGATAAAGCAACCTTAGTATCTCGCATAAACGATGACGAGTTTATTATCGCAAGCGAGAGTCTTCCTGCGAGAGTTGAGAAACCCGGTTACAAGGCAATTCTCAAATATAACGAAGCTCAAGGCGTATATTGGGACTATATTCCTTATACTCCCGAAGAACTTCGTGAAAACGAATACATCACTAACAAATGCGTAACTTACGATGGTAAGACAATGACCGTTGACGAAGCCAACGCGTTGTGGATAAAATATCAAGCAGAGAATAACGCTAAAGCTGCTGAACTTACGACACTTATTGCAGCCGCTAAAGCGACTATCAGAGAAAAATATCCTGATTGAGGTGACTTAAATGGCAAAAATTTATTATAATGATAATGGGACGTGGAAAGTCGTTGACATCGCGGGTGGTGGAAGTGGCGGTGGCTCCTCGAATGTGGTCGAATCGCCGTTGACGATTGGTACTGGAATTCAAACGCTAAAAATTCACAAGGCGGGTTATATAGAATATACTAATCCAAATCAACATATGAAGTTCAATCTTCCGTTGTACTCGGCACAAGGAACTGTCGACTTATTGTCGTCGGAAAGCGTTAAAACGCTGTTCGGCAATCAATCAATAGTTGGTGCAGGCAATATCGATTTGTATAGGCATATCGTTGAGTTAAACATTAACACAGGCAACGGAGTAACTGCATATGCTGTAATCATATCATCTAAAAATCTTGTTATTGACAGTTTGGCAGACTTAAAGACAGTACTTGGTAATACGTTTAATTATCCGATACAAGGATTCGGGCAATCGGATTCAAGCGAAGGCATTATCGCATATTTAATGACCGATCAATCCGTTTATTGCAACACATCTTATACCGCGATTCGGGTATCGTGGGCAAATGTAACTATTTCTGACACGGTTACTACTATATAAAAGGAGTATAAATTATGGGACTTAAAAAAGAGAATTATGAAGTTAAAGATTTAGGTATAACCTTACCTATGGCATACGCTGTAGTGCGTAAACTCGACAGACACGGAGATAGCGGCTATGCTGAATTGTGGGTACATAATTCGAGAGAAAACGCACTTAACAAGAATTATTTGGAAAGACATTCTGTTTCTTTTATAATTGAAGACGGTAAAAACCCGTATGAAGCGGCTTATGAAAAAGCTATTAAGCGTCCTGTTCGTACGGAAGTTTATTATGTAGACCCTGTGACAGGAGAAGAGCTCGCTGAACCCGGTGAGGGAGCTGAGCGTAAAACTCGTGAAGTCATAGACCCGGCTATCTTAGATGGTTGGGAAAATGATATTGTTTAATTTGGTATCATAACCGGTAGTGATATAAATAACTATAAAGATAAACATTTGCCAAAAATTGAGAGATAATCGTTTATATATAATGTAATGGTGTTAATCATTACAGTAGGCAATCATCTCCTTTGTGACGTCGATGGCGGTGAGACGTAAACCACCCGCCCCATTAGGACTGCAAAACGGTAACGTACCGAACCTCGTCCACAAAACGTTTAGGAGAACTTTATGTTCGATATAGATGATATGGCTGATAAAGATTTATTTGAGGAAACGTCTGGGAACCCTTCCGAGGAACCTCAAACAGACCCCGTGCCGCCGACGGAAGACCCTACGAAAGCATATTCAGAACGCCTTAAGAAAGACAGAGAAAAGATTCGTATTGAAGAAAGAGAAGCTCTTGCCAAGGAATTTGGATATGACTCTTATGAGAAATTCAGAGATGCTCACGTAGATAATTCTCTGCTTGATAAAGGTCTTGACCCCGATACTGTTAAACCTTTAATCAAGGATTTAATCAAAAATGACCCCGAATATGTTGAAGCAATGCGATTCAAAGCCGAAAAAGAAGACATTGAAAAAAACCTTTGGGCGAAAGATGAAATCAAAAAACTCAACGACAAATTTGGACTGAAACTCACAGATATTTCGGAACTGGATGAGGATACAGTAAAACTTTGGAACGGTGGGCTATCTTTGGATAAAGCATACGCCGCTAATCATTATAGCGACATTGAGAAGGGAGTGCTTAGAAAGACCAAAGAGCAGGACTCGGGAAAAACACATCTCAACAAACCCGAAGGTACAGGTAAAACAGATACAAATAAAATAGTCGTTACAGACGACGTTTACGCTCAATTCAGAGCATTTAATCCTGATGTAACTCGAGAAGAGGTTGAGAAATATTTGAATAGGAGTACAAAATAATGGCTGCTAAAGCTTGTAGAGGCGTTTCGTTTGCTAAATATAACGAAAATGAAACGCTCGGAATCACACTTACAAATGCTGTTGCCGCAGGCGTGTCTTATACTACTGGAGATCTTGTAACGCTTGCTGGTATAGACGAAAAGGCTAAAACTGCTACGTCGATTGCTGCTAAAAAAGCCGCTACGGTAGCTCCTGGTACGGATTACATCGTTGCTGAAGATGTAAAACCGGGTGCTAAATTTGTCGTTGTTTATAGAACAAAAGCGACGGACATTTATGTAATCGCCGAACCCGGCAGTGATCAATAATTTTGATAGGAGGATAAAAGAATATGGCTATAATCTTTAATATAGGCGAATCGCTTAAACAAAGTGCGTTCAACATTCTCCAAGAGCCTATCAAAATGCTTATGGAGAACGAAAAGGAAGCTTTTGAAAAAGAAAGTTTCTTGAGTAAAGTTTTCGTTATGAAAACGACCGATAAGTATCAGGAAGAGTATAGAAGCTCTACTGCTATGGACGGTTTCAAACCTACTGAAGACCTTGAAAGACCCGGTCTTTCGGACTTCCAAGAAGGTTACGGTAAGATTTTTAGAACCCAAATTTGGACTAACTCGTTCGTAGTTTCTAAACAAACTATTGAAGATAACCAAATGATGAGCATTAACGCTCAGGCTATGGGCTTCATTAAATCTTATGGTAGAACCAGAGAAAGATATGGTGCCGCAATGCTCTCCGGTGCGTTGTCGGGTTCGATTGATTTTGAAGGCAAGAAGTTTGATTGTAGAGGTGGCGACACCAAGTCCGGTGAGGTTGACGATAATGATAAACAAGTTTATTTCTATAAAGCACATAAACCTGTTGCAGGAACTACGGGTGGTGTAGATCAAGCCAACCGTTTCTGCGTCGCTCCCGGTAAGGGTTTTGACGCGGCACTCGCTGCCAACAAGGCTGAGGAATACTTGCTTAATGTCATTGGTCAGGTTCAAACCGCAATGATTAACTATAGAGACGATAAGGGCAACATTCTTTGTGTAAATCCCGATACGTTGGTTATCCCCAACTATTATGGCTTCAAGAACGCTCTTCTTACCGCTCTTAAGACACAATATACGAGTGCTATGGGTGATAATGGTGTAAACCTTCAATACGGTAATTGGAGCGTTGTAGTTTCCCCGTATCTCAATGGTCTTACCGGTTTCGCGGAAACCGATTATTCGCTTGTAATGATCGATTCTAAGTACAACAAGGAAGCCCTTGGTGCTGTTTGGTTTGACCGTGTACCGCTTACCGTTAAGTCGTATATCGATGAACCCACGGAAGCCAACGTTTGGGCTGGTCGTTCGAGATTCGGCGTAGGTTTCAACAACTTTAGAGCTATGTCGTATGTATCGCTTAAGGGTGAAGGTACCGGCGATGGCGATACCGATAACGCGAAAAAACTCGTTACAATCTTAGGTAAAGTTAATCAATAACATTTTTAGCAAGGGAGTGTAAAAGCTCCCTTGTTTATATGAGTCTGAAGAGGCTAAACCTCGGACGACTGAGGAGACACTATGAAGTGGTCACAACTTAAAACTTTAATAATTGGAAAAACCCCGCTGAGCAAATCTGAGTTTGAAGACGAAGATAAGTATAATGCAAACGCTATACCGTTGGCTAACGAGTGTTTAACACTTATTGCTAACTCGATTAAGCCTTGTGTTAAAACAGCCGAATATCACATTCATAAAAACGATATTGGTAAGAATTTCAAACTTCCCGAAGATTTCTTAAATTATTCTGATTATGGCAATACGCGTTGGTCACTTGCCACAGAAGAAGATTATGAAATAGTAGACGACTTTCCGTTAGCTCCGGCAGCCAATGTCTTATACGTGAGACTTAGCGACTGTTTAGGTCAGAAGTATGATACAACGGGTGCTGTAGTTGAAACTCGTGAAGACGTTACGATTTTTAGAGACGATATTTGTGAAGTCGGATATACGAGCGATATGGAAGTAACTTTCGACGCTCCCGGCACTTATCAGATTTATTACGAAGGTCTTTATCCTGAAATTGAAAAATCGAATAACACGGCTGCTGAAGCCGACCAGGATATAAATGTTCCGAAATCGGTACTTAATTTGGTTCCGTATTATGTGGCAGGCGAGTTGCTGTATGACGAAGACCCCACCAGAGCAATACAATTGAAGAACAGTTTTGAAGTAATGGCTCAGAGGTTGGCTGAAAATTCGTATATCAAACATACGAAACCTGCAAATCACGCGGGATGGTATTAAAATGAGAAAACACAATATTATAGAAATTTACAAGAAAGGTGAAGAATACGGGTTGAAAATACCCGCAGGCACGACAGGAAGTGAGGTTGAAGTTGGATTGGCTACGGCAATAATACAAATTGCCAATCGACAAAAAACATTCGACCCCGACTTCAAAACAAACACTCTTGTTGAGAAAATTAAGGGGTGGATAAGATGCGTAGAACAGGAGCAATAACTCAAAAAGTTCCAACATTTTCGTCTGACGATTATAGAACCTTTATGATTGGTGATTTTAAGGGGATTGACAAGTCTGTCAACCCCTTTAATGCTATTAAGAGCTCTGCTGAAGAATGTTTGAATTTGTATGTCGACGACGAAGGCACTTTAACAACAAGACCGAGACTTGATTGTCAATCAGATATTGTTGGGGATGAGCTTTCCTGGAATCCCGCTGAGGACGCAATTAGAAATTCATTCGAGTTCGATTATAATGGAACTCATTATCATGCAATAACCACAAACCAGCGGCAATCCAATAAGAAAACTTATTGGGGGCTGTCTTCGGATTTTATAACTTGGGAAGGTTTTGTAGACGACGGTGGTAATACTGTTAGTGAATTATTTAATAACGGAGACGTGTTATATGCCATAATTAGAAATGGCATTTACATAACAACGATAGATTTCACAACACATAAAATATCATTTACTAAAGCGGTGGCGTATGTACCAACAACAGGTACTTATGACGCGGCTTCAGGAGTCCGAGTTACTTCGGGCGAACAAGATAATTTATTAACCAACAAATTTAAGACTGAAGTATTTTGGAATCCAGCAAGTCACGAAGGTAATAAAAAATTACACGCGTTGAATTATAATTTTGTTTCCAACGAATACTTAAAAACAAACAAAAAATTAACTTACAACAATGCACCATTAACCAAATGGAAAGTTTATAAGGATGATAAGTTGATCGTTGGAATAGCTGATAATCAGCACATTGTTGTATTTTCGTCAACCGGGGATGTTGTAAAAACATACGATATGCCTGTTAATGATATCACTCAGATAGATTTTGATTACAATGCAACATTCAATTATTTGTTGGTTGGGTGTACTCATGGAACTTCAAAAATTTGTGATTTTTATTTATTCAAAGATACCGCAAATTATGTGTCCGCAATTTCGTCTCAACCATGGGATAGCGGCTTTTCGTCTCCGAGAGTACCGGCGTGTTGCATTAACCCCGATAACAAACAAGCGTTTTTGACAACAGATACAATATCGGGTACCGGTTATGTTCGTTATGGATGGATAATCGAATTATCCGATGAGCCGAAGATTGTCTCCCAGGGGGAGATCGGGTATCGGTTTATAAGATTATTTTGGTCTAAATTACTTGGTATATATGTTGGTGAATGTGTATATGATCTCGGTCATGCTTTCGGGGGTATATTACCGACTGTTAAAAATAGTAAATATTCAATAGTCTATGCTGTTGCGATTTTGCAAACGACTTTGAGTGATTATACCTCACATGTCGCTGATATATACGAAAACGATTCAAATATATATGTAAATTTATATGCGGGATTATCGCGTAAAATATATTATAGACAAGCCCCCAATGAAAATGCGTCCCCCTCATTTGCATTAGATGTTATAATGCATCCGATTGAATTTCCAGATGAAGCTGGGTTCAAATTAACATCAATAGACGGACTTTCAACCGACCCAAATGTCAGAGCTTTGATATATGAGATTGAATCACGTGATTATTCCACAATTGCGGCAGTAATCACATTAACGGAAAGTTTGTCATTGTCAGATACGAATGTTGTCGTATTCCCTGATGGAAATATGTTAGCATACGATAGGTTAATTTTATATAACGCTTCAACGAAACCCTTGCTGGTAATTCGAGAAACCTCCAAAGATTCCCCCGAAGTAACCCTGGAACACGTTGGACGATATAACAATAACTACGTTTATTGGTCAACAAACTCCAATAAAGTGTACTATACAGCGAATAACAATCCCTTGTATATTCCCAAATCGTTTTACGACGATTATGGAGACGATACTCCTGTAACCGGGGTAATGAGAATTTCCGATTCGTATTTGGCAGTTCTCAAACAAGACGCTACATATCTTGCTTGGTTTGACAGTGAGACTGGATATTTTTACGCAAATGAGTTGCGTACTGAGAAAGGTAACATTGCAGTAGCTCAAGCGATTGTTTGTAATTATTCCAATCTTCCCGTTGTTATAAATACCGATGGTTTCTGGGGATTAGGTCAAAGCACTTCTGTGAATTATCAAGATACCGTTTATTCGTCCTTATCTGACGCATTGCGGGTTGAATTGCAGAAGTTGGACTTGACTAAATGTAAAACTCACAATCACAAATATCTGACATATTTCGCGGTTCCGAACGGAGATAGCACAACGATATATGTTTTGGATAATCGAATTCAAATGTGGTTCAAGTGGGTTATCCCGATTGATTTGAAATTTTTCGCAGAGTATGAGGATTATACTTATATTTATACAGCAACCTCAGTATTCAAGTTAGACCCGTATACGGCTCATACAAACGGTGATTTGAATGACGCTTGGTACGCTGATACAGTCAATGCTGTCGGGTCGACAAAACACATTCCTTGGCTGTGGGTATCTCAACCGCTGTATTTGGGAACATTGAATTATAAGAAACGTATTCGTTATATGAAATTCTTGTTCGACAACAAATACGAAAGCGAAAACGTTACAATGCGTTACGGTTTCTTATCTTATAAACAATCTGAGAGACCTACAAAATTGAGAGAATACACTTCTCCGTTTACGAGAAACACATTCTCTAATGAAATAACAGGCATCACCAAACAAGTTGCGACACTCAAAACCAAGAAGATTCGTCCTTATATTCCGAGTTTCGATTTCATTCAAATCATTTTGAGAAGTAACAATGACTCCGACGAATTTGAAGATGCCGACGGTAACATTATAACACCGACACTCAATGATAAAGTTGGGTTGATTGGTTTAACGATAAATTATATTTTGCAGGAGGGTTGATATGACACTCGATTTACAAGAATATCTTACCGCTCGTTCAGCTGCAGATAAAGACAGAAAAATTGCAGAATTAACAAACTGGTTACTATCCGATTATGTGCTGAGATTAAACCACATAAACAGATGTAAATACTTGGGTATAACCCCTGACGAAACGGAATATCACCTGCAAAAAACTGCTTATACAGTCGAACAAGCGTTGAGAGCACTTCAAGGCAAACCTGCTCTTGAAGAAATAAAAACTATTGATATTTTAGGAGAAGAATAAGAATGGAAACTTTAATGAACATTTGGAATACGTTCAAAGACCAAGTTGTTCCCGTACTAATTACTCTGAGCACGACATTACTGCCTGTAATTTATAGTATGCTTTCCAGCAAAATTAAAAGTGTAAAAGCTGAAAATGCGGCAATGGCTGAGGCAATCGGTGACAACACCAAGAGTGTTTCGGAAAACAACGCTATGCGGACTGAAATCGCAACTCTGTCGGAAGAGAATAAACAATTGCAAGCGAATATAAAGACAATCGCTGAAATGATTTACAACGTGTTTATGCAATCGAATCTTCCTGAAGCGTCTAAAGCAAAGCTCAGTAATATGTATGCGTTGATTGTAAACGAAGACACTCAGAAAACTCTTGCGGCAATTCAAGAAGAAGCGGCGAAATGGAAAGAAATGTACGATAAACTTTTGGCAGAACAAGCTGAAGCTGAGAAATCCAATGAAGCCGCTGTTAAAGAAGAGCCTATTTTGGAACAGACTTCAGGTATTGTAAGGAGCTGATTATATGACACCCAAACAACTTAAACTTTTATCATTAGCAATACAGGTATTACCCGTCGTAATTGTTACAGGGTGTTATACACCGTTACTTGTTAGTAACGCGTCGACGGGAATCAGTTTTGCGGCAATAGTCGTTATATTCATTGTTGCTTTGATATGCAAGGACAACTTACTCAAACACTTCCAATCGTTGAATTGGACTAAAGTGTGTATTGTTATAGCCGGTATTAGTGCAGCTTCGCTATTCATAGCAGAGCCCCTATTGGTAGCGAGCTGTGCCGGCTTAGTCGGTAGTATCATAGCATATCCGCTTGAAATGAAATACAAACAAATGGTCGACGACCAAACAGAAACTGAAAAATTAAATAAATTGAAGGCTATTATGAAAGGAGAAGATACATGAAAGCCGTTAAAGGACAATTGCAACTGTTAATGAGTGCACTGTTCACTTTAATGATTGTTATGGTTCTGTTTGTCATCATCTTCGTGGTGTTTGACAAACAGGAACCTGACGCTCAATTCTGGACAGAACTAATCACTACATCGGTTTTAGCAATATCAGCCAAAATAACTTGGTATTCGAGTGCTGAATCCAATAGAATGGAGGAAGCTGATATTGTTACCGCCAAAGACAAATATTTCCGATATGTTGACGATAACGTTACAGATATAAAAGATTTTGACGCGTTTTTGGTAGTGCTTAACCAAGAACGCCGTGAAAAATATATTACTCGTAAAATGGGGTCTCGCACTCCTGAGAACTGCAAAAATTACGATAAATTGTTATTGAAATATCAACGTAAAGCAGATAAATTGAAAGAAACAACGAGTATAGAACTGATAACAAACACGGGAATTACAGACGATACCAATACGAGGGATTACACCAAAGTATATAAAGGCATTTATCTCAGTTTTGGTACGGCAATCTCGTTATTCTGTTCGATATTGTTGGCATTTGTGGCAGTCAAAGATATTATGTGGAATGTCGCAAATTTGTTTAAGTATTTATCTTATTTATTCACAGTATTGACTTCTATGGTTAGTGCTGTATTGAAAGCTCGAAAGAACACCGCGAAAGGTGTGTTAGACCACTTATCGCGTATGAGTTATGTTATAACTCGATATATAAATTATAAAAAGGAGGCTGTAGTACCTGATGGCAAACTTCAGCATAACAGCTCGGCAATCGGATATAGCGAAATGGTACAAAGACCGAGCGGCACAACAAGCCAATTACAATACGTGGAATGATTTAGTTAAAGCTTATACACAACAGGCTACTTCAGCATTTGAGGAAAGTACTCAATCTGCTCAACAATCGGCAGCATACGACATTTCTCAAGCGTATGCTAACTATAAGCAGCAACAAATCGCAGCTTCTTTGAACCAGAATATATCTGCGGGTGCTAAGGACGTTATCGGTAGTCAGCTCTCGTCGGCTTACGACATATCGGCTGCTCAGTCGCAATATAACTTGGCGGCGAATTTGCAATCCATATACGATAAATATTATAAAACTGTAAGCACTGCTGACGAAACACTCGCTGACCAATTTGGTATATCTGACCAAATTAAAACCACTTCTAAGGGTTTGCAGTATCTCAATAAATACATAAGCGAGTCTAATGAATATCAGCAACTGTGGGATAACTTTAGGAAACTCTACAAATCAGACGCTGCTGCAGACGAAGCTATGCAATCCGCACTATTCCAAACAACCGGTGAGGGTGCTGAGACTACAACAGGATTATCCGATTTGGGTAAAAATGTTCTCGCCAGTCTGATTCATAGAGGTGCTACTTTTGGTGAAGACGAAAATCGTCAATCGTATGGTGACATATATGATTATCTCTATAAAACAAATCAAGACGCATATAATTTATTTGCCGACCAACCCGGCTTGTTAGATGAGTTTTTGGAATTGGATACTAAAAATTCGGTACAGCAAAAATTCGGTAAAGATACAGCTCGTGAAACGGCGGTTACGGATTGGTTCAACAAAAACGCTGATAGATATGGTGTAACGCAAATTAAATCGAGCGATAAAGCTAAATACGGTACTACGTTTGGCGACGACATCGGCAGACTTGACCAATTCAAGGACATTCCGACGGATACATCATTCGTTGCAGATTTGAATATCAATGACAATGTTGATTTAACTGGGCTGATGCCAACCGATCCGGTTCGAAGGTATAATGAAACCTCTTCGAAAGAGATTCGCAAAAAATGGAAGTTGCCTTCAAATACAACAATACTATCTGTAACTGGTTTGATTGGAAGTGAAAATTCGAAAACCTTGGCTCGTTTACGAGCTCTCGGAGCAACTATAGTCTCTGATAATGGCTTTAGTGTCGTATTCTATTTCCCCGATAACAAAATAAAGAATCTTGCGTTATATAAAGATTCTGATAACTATGTTCACGCATATTCAAAATCTGCAACAAACAAATCTTATAGAAATCCTGAAACAGACAAGGAAGATTGATTAAATGGCATTAAACTTAAAACCAGTTTTAACAAACGAACGTTATGTTCAATATATGGCTCGTGAGTCAGCACTTTATGACCCCAATTTAGCGGTCGATGAAAATGTTGGTGCTGAATATCTGACAATGATGTCTAATCTCGCGGGTAAAGACATAGACGTTTCCAAATACAAACCCGGTGTGGCGAGATACCTTTCCAATGAGGATAAGGTAAACTACATTTGGAATAACTATTTCAACGAGGACGCTGATTTAGCCGCCGAATACAATAAAGGTTTTGCCGATAAAGCGTATCACGAACGTAATCGTCAGATATATGCGGCTAAAAGCGGTGTTGAAAAGGTTTTCAGTAATATTGGCGGTGCGTTCGCTGCTCTTGGTGAAGGTATAGCGTCTATTCCGAATGATTTGTATACCACATTTACCGGCTTAGCTTGGACTTTCACAGGCGATTCTTACTGGCAGAAGAAAACGCAGGAAGGTTTGTATGATATTCACGGCTCTATGGAAGAGTATTATGAACAATATACAAACTTCACTCGTTCCGATATTGGTAATATAACATACGAGGTTTTCCAAAATATCGGTCGTATGGCTCCTATGATTGTAGCGGCTATTGCTACGAGCGGTGTATCTGCCGCCGGTCAAGCTGCAGGATGGTCTGCAAAAGCAATTGCTGCAGCGAATACTGCAATTCAAGTCGCAGGTGCTGTAACGTATTACGCAACAATGCCCGGTCAGACTTATCAGGAGATATTAAATAACCCGAACTATAAAATCACAAGCGACGCGTGGGCTTCCAACAAAGGTGAGGTTGGTAGATGGCAAATCTTTACTTACGCATTGGGTAGTGTTGGAATCGAAGCCCTTACAGAAACTGCTTTCGCAAGTAAGATATTTAAGTTTGGTATTGTAGACCCCGATAAAGTCGCGGTTAAAATGTTCTCCGATAGAATAGCTCAGTCCATAGCAGCGTTCACAATGGATGCTCTTGGCGAAGGTATTGAGGAAATGGTTTCTGAAATTCTGGAACCTATGCTTAAAACTGCCGTCATCGACAGAGGTTCGTTCAGCGACGTTATGGCTTCTCCGAACTTCAACGATATTATTCACGCAGGACTTGTCGGAGCATTGTGTGGTGCCATAATGGGTGGTGGTGCGAGACTTACCGGTAAAATTGCTACTCGAAAAGCTCGTGCTGAAATGGGCGGCTTATCGTATACACAATATAGTGCTATACAAAATATGCTCAAAGACACTAAGACTTCCAACGCGGTTACTAAACTGCAAGCTGAACTTAGTGCCAAAGGTATAAACTTAAACGAGACTCAAATCACTAAATTGCGTCAAGGTCAACAACTTACTGAAGCTGATTTGACAAGCGAACAAAAAACAAATGTTCTTGACGCTAATCAATATATCAACAAATTCCAAAAAGCGTCGGAAACCTTAGCTAAGAATGAGGAAACCGCGTCTAAAGCAGCGGCTATAATGCTTAAGGTATATCAAACACTCGGCGAATCCGATTTTACCAAAGCAATGACAATGTGGCTGTCGAGCGAACAAAGCAAACTTGACGCTATTGAGGCGTTTAAGAGCGTTGAGGGTAAAACTCAATGGGAAAATCTCGACGCTAAGAAAACGGCTGTAGTCAACGATTTCAACACGAGTATGAAATCTGAAGGTGTCGCGTTTCAACCGACTGCAACTCCTCTTACGCAGAATCAGCGTACCTTGTCGAACTTGCTTAAAACCTACGGTATAGATACTATTTTTGGTAAATATATCGACGTTGACGGTTCGGGCACCCGTACAGTATATAATGCTCACGCGGCAAACAAATCGACGGTGTTGATAGACGAAGCTTTGTTCTCGAGATATTCGCAACAATACATTATAAATCAGATTGTCAACGAAGAAATCGGTCACACTCTCCAAATGAATGTAGAGGGTGCTGTATCGATGAGCAAACTCGTTGCATTGCAAAAAACACTTCAGCAACTCAACGGTGCTCACCAAGACGCGGATATGAGTGCGTATGCCAATCTCGACCCGAAATCTGTCGAATATAACGCTGAAGCCCAAGCAAAATCTTGGATTTCTCCGTTATTCTATCTCGACCAAAAAACAATCGGCGATATTTTCAAAGTAGACAAAGGCGTATTCACAGTTCTTAGTCGTACGTTGAAAGATATGAAAAAGAAGGCTCAACCCAAAGCCGGTACAGATTTGTACACGAGAACAATGTATCGTACCTTGGCTATGGCTTCTATGATGTATGACACAGCGATTATATCCGGTGCCGATACCGTCGAACAGGCTAAAGCAATGGCGAGTAAAACCTCGTTGACCGTTTGGAATGAGGCTTGGAAAGATGTTGATAAACTGTCTGCTGATGAAATTAACGCGAGAATTATGCAAAACAAATTCTCGACAAATTTACCGATAAACAAAACAGTTGCCCAAGTTACAATCGATAAGATATTCAACGAATTCGGCAAAACTCAGTTGACTGATACTGCTAAAAATCAGATAAAGGAATCTAACGATTTCCGTGAACGCGGAAGGATGTTGTTGGAATATGATAATTACAAAAAATCTTTCCAAGAATATATCGATTCTCGTATCGATTCGTTACCCCCGGAATACACGAGAGAACGAGCTGTTGCCGATATTATAAACAGTTACTTGCTTGACGAGTACGGATATACAATTCACCCTGTTTCAGGAGATATACTTAAATCGTCCAGATTCAGCGAAATGTTTAAGTTCGACGCGGTGAAAAAATTATATGACGACAGACTTGCCGCTCAGAAAGACTGGTATTTTGAGAACGTTAAAGGTGAACGAAAAATAACTTACAGAAATCGATTTGTTTCAACGTTGGGACAGATATTAAACGACAATTTCTTTGAAATGTTTGAGCCCGCTTTACGAGATACTATTCGTAAATTCCCGATTCGTTATAATATGAATTTGGAAGAAGGAACCGGCGGTGTTTGGTACCCAATACAGCATTATATCGATTTGTCGGTTAATCAAACTTACAACGCGTTCTTAAATGCGATTACTCACGAAATAACACACTGTGTAAGTTCATTCAACTTATTACCCGTCTTGGATTTGTATGATTTATTATCTATGAAAACTTATTCAGGACTTCCGGTAGACGATTCAGCAGAACATTTAACATCGTGGATTTTGGAAACAGGCGATCCAAACGAAACTTTCGCAACGTTTCAACGAGATTTAACGATTGTCGCAAATAATCTGATTGAATTTTCCAAATTGGAAAACGCGATGGCTGAAAAATATCGTGACGTATCCAAATTCCAAATGAGCGACCATGAGCGGGAAATTTTAACGTCCGTATCAAAAATATCGAACAATTTGCCTAAATCGTTTACTACAATGGAAAATCCTCAATCAAAGGTGTTCCTAAACACGGTATCAAAGTTTTATGACGTTTATATGACTTTGCGAAAAGTGACTATGCGGAATCTCTATGTATATTCTAATTTGGAGTATTTGCTGTACAAAATAAACGGTAATGAGGGTTTGTCAAGAATGGCTGGAGCGTCCACAACGCCCGGAGGCTATTTCACCACTTCCATTGACGGTAACAGCGGTTTCAGAATTGTTCGTACTGAGAAAACAGACGGCTCGATTATATACAACGTAATCGGTACAGGCGATTTGAGTAAAGTCAACATCACTTTAACTGATTTGGTTGAAAACTTTATGCCGCCGGAACAAGATACAACAAAAACTTTCTTAGCGTCTAAAGAAACAGCGAACACACAACTGAAACGCACAGTGCAGAAAGCGGATGTTACAAACGAAACACTCCTATCTCAATGGGATAATGTAAACAATCAGCTTCTCACACAAATTGTCAATGAAGCTAAAGACGGGAGTGTTGGTACTGAAACGGCTAATGCGGCAATTTACAAGATACTCAACCCCAATACCCAGATTCGTTCGTCTGCGGATATAGCGACTATTAGAGAATTGATCCCGTTTGTCGAAGCTTATAAGAATGAATTTGGCAACATGTCTGAAACACATTCTATAAATGAATGGCGTTCGTTATTTTCGGAATATCAAAATTTATATATCGATAGACAATTTGCTACGGATTTAACAAACGACGAAAAACGCCAAATCAATGTATTTAACCGATATATGTCGGACTATAACTATCATGTAAAAGTTCTTGACCGTCAAAATGGAGCGTTGAATACAGCTATAATCAATTCCATTGAAACGGGTTCTGTTGCAGAATACTCTAAATTACATAGAACGATTGTCGATAGGGGTGTTGGGGCTATCACCGAATCGGAAAGAGCCACCGCGTTTACTCCTGAATTGGAAAATGTCACATCGTATGAACAAAAAGAACACGGAAAAGCTGATTTGACAAAATCTATGATTGAAACAACCCGGAACATGCCTAAAGAAAAACGTTTAGCGTTGTTCAAACGACTTGTAACAGACCAGAAATTTCTTGAAAAATTCTTAAATGATTTTGGCGAAGACGGGTTTTACGAGTTTGTTCATGACGGACTCCGCGTTAGTGACAATGCATTCAATAAATATTTTTCAGGATTACAAGCTACGATGGCTAAACAAGAAACGGCTGGTCGTGCGAAAGAGACTGCCAAACTTGAGGAATCCTCGACATATAATCAAGCTGCACGTGGTGTAAAGCTCGCAGCTCAACGTATAAACGACTTATTTGCCGGTAAACTGGACGAACAAGGTGCTAAAACACTATATTCAACCATACGAACCGGTAGACAAACGGTACTGGACGCAGTAGCCCAAAGTGGTCATACGAAGGCTGAAATATATGCTGAAATTCATAAATATTATAAACCAGTGAAAAGCAAAAAAACCACAGTCTTAAAGACTGTAGTTGAAGAAACTACTAAAACCAAAGTTGAGGCTCCTACGGAAACTACTACTAAAACGGACATTGCTCCAAGCGATGTTGCGGTAGCTCCTACAGAAACTGCGACAGCACCCGCTGAAACAGCCGAAGCTCCCTCCAAAGAGGAAGTAAAACTCGAAGAAGAAGTTAAGGTTGCCGAAGTGGCTAAAGAAATTGCTACCGGTACGGAATCTGTGGCTGTAAGAGACTCTGTTGAGAATCACCCGGAAGCTGTTGTTGAGGCTGTCAACGAAGTTATGCCTGAACCGACAGCTGAAAACATTGAAAGGGTTAATGAAACAATTTATGAAAACGTTGTTGAAAATCCTGTAAATGATTTGGTGTCCAATTTGAGTACGGTTCTTGACGAGAATTCGTATTCCAAAGAAGTTGCCGACATGGTTCAATTCGATAAGGATTCCGGCAAAGCTCATAAAGTTGCTTCTATGGAAGTGCTTAACGACGTAAACCCCGTATTCAAATCGCAATTGGACGGTGCGTGCAAAGACGCAGATACGTTGAATCCGCTTGTTGACGAACTCATTAAAGCGAGTAATTCGGGTAAGGGTTTCAAAGCTCGTATGGCTGACGTTATATTAGCATATATCATCGGAAGTCCGGCATTTGTCGATTCCGTTCGTATGAAAGCGATTGACGCTATGAGTGGAAAAGTATCTGAAGCCGGTCACACATTATATGTGTCCAGCACTGCGATACATAAAGCCCGTGCTGAAATGGCTCCTGTAACAACAATGCTTGAAGAAGCCCAAAAAGAGTCCGCTAAAGTCGAAACTCTCGACGAATTAGTCGAACCCGCTGATTACGCGGTCGATATTTTTGGAATGAGTTTATACACACAAGGTCAGATAGACGATATGAAAGACCCGTTCAAAGCGTTGGCTGATGAAGCTGAAGCAACCAGTAAATTGTCCGAGGAAGAGCGTAAGAAAAAACGTCAATCTACTCGAGAACGTCTTGGTAAAAAACTTGACGAGGTTCGTAAAGCCAACAACAAACGTATAAACGATATTAAAAAAATGATATTGGATGAAAATGCGACTGCTGTTGAAATTGAAACTCTCGGTAACGAACTTGAATTAAGAACTCAATTACATGACGAACTTCTCAAAAAGAAACTTGATTATAATCGAATCGCGGATTTGGAATACAGATTGTGCGATTGGTGGGGTAAAGCCAAACTCGAACAAATACTAATAGCGACAATCTTTCAAAAAACACTCGCTGAAACCACGCGTTACAAAATTAAAGACCTCAAAGACCCAACTATCCGAGCTGAAGTCCTTACTCAATTTGCCTCGAGAGCTCGCACTTATAAATATTTCTCAATGTTATCGTCACCCGCGACATGGTTTAGAAATATTGCAACAAACTCTCTTGCTAAATTGAACGATTCGATGGCGATTATGGTATCGACACTTTTCGATAAAATTTCACCGAACACGCCAGCGGGAGAATACAAGTACGGCGTGTATGCAAAAGAATCTACCGCAGTCAAAGAATATTTTGATGACGCCTTTGTTAAAAACGGGCGTGTAGCATATATATTCAGACAAAATGCGATTGATCAAAACAAATATGCGACCGCTTTGGACGGCTCTGGAAAACCATATACCAATGTTGAAATAAAGCGGCGAGTTGATGTTGAATTGACGTTTGGAAATGGCAAGCTCGGAAAAGTATTAAAGAAATGGAATAGAGCAATCGACTTTTTCTTAAATGCTGGAGACACTATGTTTGTTCAACGTGATTTTTGTAAATATCTCAAAAATATGTTTGAGTTAAATATTTCAAAAATATACGCTGAAATAAAAGCAGATCCTACTCTTAAAGACAGTATTCCCGATATGACTGCTGAAGAATTAAATAGTGATAACGGTAAACGAGCGGTTCTCGACCACATTCCTGAAGACACGTTAGCAATATTTATCGATAAGGCTTTGGCAATATCTGCCAAAACGTATTTCAAAAATTCCAATAAAGTTACTGAATTTTTCCAATATGTTGGTAGAAAGTATCCGGGATTCAACTTCTTAGCGTCAATTATGGTTACGCCATTCGCACGAGTTAGTACGAATATTATTACGACGATTCTCGATTATTCACCGCTTGGGTTTTTGAATTTTGCAAAAATGAAAGCTCAAGATAGGGGATGGATTAAGGCGGAATTAAGTAATATCGAGAAAGCATTCCGTAAATCTGACGAAATCAGAGTTTTGGGTAAAGCTGCTACAGGCACAGCAATGATGCTCATAGGAATGGTGTTAGGGGCTTTAGGTTGGATAACACTGGATGATGACGACAATTGGGGCAGCGTTATAAAAATAGGCGATTTCAAACTCAGATTATCTGACTTATCACCTGCACTAACCCCGTTGACAATGGGTGCGGCAGCCATATCCTCGTCTAAGCAGGGTAAAGGATTCTTTAACGGATTATATAAAGACTTTTCAGACGCGACATTGTTCCAAACTTTTGATAATGCGTTTGAATACAACAGCTCTGTGACTGACTACTTCAAAAATTTAGCAGCAAATTACACGACTCAATACATTCCGTCGGTTATAAAAAATGTTGCTAAATGGGTAGATAATCGTAAATTACAAAAGGACTCTAATTGGTTTGTAAATTATTTCCAAACTATCGCTGAGAATATCCCCGGTTTAAGTTACGCAGTTCCTGCCAAAGTGAACGCGTATACAGGAGATTTTGAACGGCGATATGGTGTTCCGGTTATCGGAGCGTTGGTAAATACAGTATCACCAATTAAAATTTCCATTAAACCTAAATCTGAAGTTGAAAAAGCTTTCAAAGAAGCTGGTATAAAAGCAGGTAGTGCCACCGGTACAATAACCATCGACGGCGAAAAGTACAAAATTAAAGCTTGGCAATTGCAAGATTTACGAACTGTTAAAGCTCGTTGGTTAGCCGCTAAAACAAAAGAACTTATCTCTTCGGGCGAGTATAAGAGCTTGAGTAAAAAAGCTAAACAAAAGAAACTTCGTGCGTTGAACTCTAAAGCTACGAACTATGCGAAAAACTGGTATAAAGAAAAGTATCTCTGAGAAACTTAAAGGGTGTTGGCGTTGGCTAAAAACCAACGTCTTCACCAAAGATATGTTTATCTGGATACTTTTGGCAGAATTTATATTCTGGTTGCCCGTGATAGTTTGTGTGTTACTTGCGTGGATTGTCAATCCTTGGTATTGGACGGCTGTGTCCGCGATAATTGTATTTTGGTCTGCACCGTTCACACCGGCTATGCCAATACAATTCGCTCTCGCAGGCGTATTAAAAGCGTTATATAATAAACGCAAAAAGAAAAAGCAGGACAATTAAGTCCTGCTTTTTGTTTATATTTTTATTATATCGGTGAATGTAACCATACCGTCTGTACGAGTTCTACGCTGTGCTATGTTTAGCACGGACGGTCTCGTATCTGTGAGCTTATATCCACCACGCTCGCCATACCCGCCGTATTTTACAAAACTATTGGTATTGAAAAAAGTTCTATTTTTCAATTCAGCCTTACCGCTCCTGGTATTAAATACCACAATCGGTTTGGTGTAATTTATTGTAGCGTGAGTATGAGAATGTAAATACAAATCTGCGTTTGCTACGATACCGCCCATACTTTCGAGAGCGTTCGCCGTAGCACCCATTGTGCGACCACCTGAATTGGAGCCGTGAGTTCCATACACAATATAATGTAATCTACGATTGTCGTGACCGTACGAACAACCCCATTGTATATCCAAAATATATGTGTTATCCGTATATCTTCCCGAGTCAATGAGTCCGAGCTTTAGAGCTACGTATCTGAGTGGGTCTATACCACTTAAAACGCTCGTTCTGTACTCGTGGTTCCCTTGTGTCATAATCAATATTTTGTCTTTTATAGGCGTCAATAAATCGATTAAGAGGTCTTGTTCGTTCTCAATCGTCATCGTCTCCCGATATGAATCGGACTTCGACGTCTTCAAAGCGTTATTGATTAAATCACCGTTGAGAATCGTATAACAATCCGGGTTATCTCGTATGTACTGAATGGCTTCCTGAATACCGTGAAAATCACAGTATTCATCGCCAATGTGCATATCACCTAACGGAAGTATCTGAAAATGCGTTTTCGCCCCGATGTCTATTGATTTTACAATCATATTTTAATCAGTTCCTTAATTTTATTTTTTGCGAATTGAATATACCAATCATAATCAATATCCTTTGGTAGTTCGGTTATTACGTCATTCACCAACTCACAGTGTTCCGGTATTTCAGCAGTCTTGTCCAATCTACCAAACGGAAGTCCTGTAATTGATTCAAAAGCACCTTTGCGTTTTTCCCACTTATCTAATTCTCTGAAATATTTACGCCACACAGAATCAGAATCTTTGTCAGTAGGCATTTTCGGTTTTGCAGGTTGCTCATTTTTATATTTGTAGATAGTTCCTTTAGAATGGTCTTTGGTTGCCACAACTCTGTTGACCCTATTTGCGTCAACATACACTTTACCAATCTCATATACCGTCGCGTTATAACTTCTACCTGTTTTCGTCGTGAAGCAGAAATCCATGGGATTTGTACCAGCGTGAATGGTATCTTCAACCGAGATTCCTTTCGTGTAGAAATTTAAGATTGCCAAATGTGTGATGGGAGCGTTTAAGTTTACCAAGTCTCTGTCTTCGTCGGCTTGGTTGCTCCATTTACCCTTTAATTTATAGGGCTTGTGGTCGTCACCTGTTAATTCTATATAATTATTTACGTCTCGTTGGAACATTCCCGCCACATAATCGAATTCCATCGAGAGTTCTGTAAGAGTTTCCCACTCGTTTACGAGTTTTTCAATTTCACAAATATATTGCTTTTTAACCTTAAGCATTATACCATCGGTGTTTAATTGAATGATTTTTACAGTCGGAACTTTCGTATACAAATTATTGGCTAATGCTGTCAATAATATTTGACCCAGATAGCACATAGTACCTGCCATATATGGGTCATACAAGGCGTTAAATTGGTTTTTCATGGCTCCGTACGTCGTGTTCAACACTAACTTCAACGCTTTTTGCTTCGCCTGACAAGAGTAGTAATATTCTGTTTTACCGTTGCGTTTTAATTCATTACTTGCTTCTTGTTTCCAATGTAGCCTGTATTCGTAAATGTCTTTGTACACCTTAACGCTTTCGCAACACCTCGATAACAAATTGAAGTGTATCAGCATATTTGGATAATAACTATTGACGTCTACATTTATCAGTTGCCAGTCTTCCTCGCTCATTGTGTATGTCGGCTTAACGTCATCCCAATCGGGATGCTTGTAAACCGAATGAACTCCCCCGACACCGAATATTACAGCATTGTCGAATAAAAATGTTTCTTTTTTGTCGTATGAGATTGTATCAAACATTCGCAATACCTCTTCGGGTAAAGCTCGTTCAACATAATCTTTAACTTTCTCAGGTAAGTGAAACTTATCGCTATCGTGAAATTTACGAGGTTTCGCTTTGAGAATTATTGCAGCCAACTTTGCATTGGTGCTTTTATAAGCCTGCATTACCGGAATGTCATACATTTCTGCAAGAACTTCTTTAGATTCTATATATGACTTTCGATATTCTTTAAGTTTGACAGTAGCCTCAACGTCGTGATGACAATATCTCAGAACTTCTTCTTTCTGAGCCTCTGTCGTAATTTTGTCGTCGAATGAAATTGTAGTTTCTCTAATATCCAATCCGATATTGGATTCAAATTCCTTCAACGAACCGAATCGCCAATCATCGAACAAATCAATAAAATTGAATTCATTCCAAAATTTATACGAGTTCAAAACATCGTCCGGGTTTTCTTCAATTATTGATTTGGATAATTTATATAATCTTTCGCAAGTTGCTCCCTTGAAAATCGCATACAATATCTTTAAGTCGTAATTCTTTATATTGAATCCGACCAAGATATTGCCGATTCTCAATTTATTTAATATATACTGAACGTCTTTATCGTCGCTGGTGAGGTCTTTTATAGGTTCATCGTCAACCTTATAACAAACACACCACCAGTTCGGAAAGACTTCAATATCGAAAGTTATCATAGACATCTCACAAACCTCATACATTGTCCGCCGCCTTGACCTGTCGTATTTCTACGTTCCATATCATATTTGCGGCATATATCAAGTTGGAATGTTGTCCTACTTACGGGTGTATACCCATTTTGTTTTGCATATTCACGATATTCAGAATACATAAATCCACAAGGCATCCTATCGATTGAATCACTATCGTATCCATTATCGATACAGAACAAAATTGACGACGCCTGATTGGCTTCCAAATATTGTGTTTTTATGATTTCACACGATGTGCAAGTGGATAAATCGCCTCGTTTTAACGCATTGTGAATCGCTTTAATCGCTTTGACAAACAGCCAATTGTAATCGTCTTTATTCAAATTATCGACGAACAACGGCTTCGGGTTTTCAATCGGTCTATTTATATCGATTATTCTTAAACGTCTTGAAAACCCTGTCGTATGATCGTTTACAGGAGGTAATTGATTTGTTGTGAATATCAATGTCGCGAAATTTGTAAGTTCACACGGCATCATAAACTTTCTATTTACGGTCATTGTTTCACCGGAGACGAGTTTTTTCAATATACTCGTATCTGTAAGACCTTTGAAGTTTATATCATCGCCGAGGTTTACAAGTTTGCCCGACAATTCATTTGTGAGATATTGTTCTTCCAAGTCGTTAAACGACAAGTGAGAAGTATTTTGCACACCCACGAGATTCTGAATGATTCGTAATAACGTCGATTTACCGGTGTTCCCTGTACCATATATCATATAGAACTTTTGGAATACCGACCTACGTAAGAAACAGTCACCCAACATCTCATACAGAACATTAACTTTTTCATAATCGTCGTTTGATATGAAGTGAATATATTCGTCCAAAGCGAACGATACTCGGGGATTGTCTTCCCAATCCCAATCAACATAATTCGTGTTATATTCGTTGGACGAATGCGGTTTCAAAGTCAGATTTGAAATATTTAAGATTCCGTTGTGTACACAGATTTCATCCCAATGAGCATTTAATTTACTCGGTTCGAGATACGTTTTGATTTTTACAAATTTGATAACTTCTTTTCGCTGAGCGTCAAACAAACGCTTGGCGTATCTTTCGTGTATGACACGCTCAAGCCATTTGTCGTCTCGCCTTTCATAATGTGTTCCCCCTTCGGGATATTCATATAATACGTCGTCGACTGTGATAAAAGTAAATTCCTCGCATATCATTTCAGCTAACATTTCGAGGTCGAATTTACCTTTACCTTTCTTACCCGACGACGGGATTTCGACCAAAGCAGCTCTTAAAACAGTTTGATTTAAGTCGTTTTCAGACAGAGGTGTCTTCAACAAATACTTGTTGATTAAACGAATCGCCATCGCTTTATCGCCATCGTCGATTTCCGAAGCATAATCTTTCAAATTCATAAAGTGTCTGAACAACGAATCGTTCCGAGACCCTTCGTCCATACCTACGAAATTGGTATCATTACGCAATTCACGAAGGGGAATAAGGTATGCAGGAATTTGTTGAATTAAGTCCGTAAGTCGAGTCCATTCTCTATCCGTATCATTTTCAGGCAAAATTATGTATCCACGTTCAGCGGCTCGGGTATCTATCGAAATTCCCAACGCACACATTTTCGCTACAACTTGTTGGTTAAAGGACGACGTCCTAAATATAAAGTGTGCTCCGTGTAGTCCACGATTAACACAACAGTTGACATTTTCACCTTCTACGATACGAATAACAGCGTCAGCGGCTGCTTTATTATCTATATCTACAACGATGAATCCTCGAGGAATAACCCATCCAACACGTCCGCTCCAATCTTTCAAGTCATCGAACGAACATATTTGCCGGGATATTGGAGCTTTCGCGGCTTGATATAATTCGCGGTCGGTACCGACATACTGTTCGTGTATTTTTCGATACTGTGAATCTGGAAATATACGATTAAATTTTTCAAATTCAGGTGTCATTTCGCAAAGCCTCCTTTAAGAATTCATCAATTGATTGTTTGGTAGATATTGCCTTCCACACTTTTTCCTCGATTGTGTTTCGTGCAATATATATTGTATACGTTACAGGTTTGGTCTGACCTGTTCTGTAAATACGACCTTTCATTTGGTCGAAGTTTAAGAAAGAATAATCGTAATTGTAAAATATCATTTGGTTACAATATTGCAAATTCAATCCTTCGGATTGTGCAAATTGTACAAAAATTATTTGTTTATTCGGAAAATCGAACGGGTCAGTTGTCCAATCGTATTTCAAAGTTTTCAACTCTTCCAAATCTTTTTGGTAAAGATACACCACAATAACTCGCTCCGTTTCTTCCAACAAGTCTTGCAACTGCTCGTCTAACGCTCTTAGTTTTGGATTTTCTTTGAATTTATATACACCGCCGTCTGGGTCATATACAAACCCATTAGCCGCTTGGTGCATTTTATTTATCGTTTCAAGCGGTATCATAGTCTCCTTTCTTCCGTCAGGAAATTTCAAAATGCCGTTTGCGATTTCACGATATTTCGGCGTAACCATTCCGTCTATGTATATCAGATTCGTCGTTTGACCTTTCAAATCAACGCAATCTTCAAGTCGTTTTACAATCGACCATCTCGATATTCTTTCTATCAATTCGGGCAACAGCCCTCGTCTTGGAGCCAATAACAAATTGAACGCAAACCCACTCGCACTTTTCATTTGCTTTGTGTAATAATATTTTTGTACAAAATCATTATACGACATATCCGCAAATTCGGGAATTGCCATATGTTTGAAAATATTATATACGTCTGCGTAATTATTTGCCACCGGTGTTCCTGTGAGTCCAAATACGTATTTCGCCTTTTTACAAACAACTTCAAATCTACGAGAAGTTTTTGTAGTTTTACCCTTTAAGCGATGAACTTCGTCAAGCACAATATAATCATATTGTTGCTTTGCAAACGTCGGGTCTCTTGCAATTTTCTCATAATTCAGATAAGTTATTTGGTGTTGCGGAAGTTCGTATTCTTTTTGTGTAAGCCATACACCCATAAGAACCCGCTTAGGGGCGGCTATCAGAACTCTTCCACCCGGAAGTTTTTCCAACGCCGCCAAAGCAGTAAATGTTTTTCCTGTACCTATTTCAAAAAATAGGCACGCTTTTTTCTTTTCCAAGAGAAAATCTCGTCCTATCTCTTGATGTTGATACAAGTTAATCATTATTCATCAGTTGTCTTATGCAAATATCTTGGTCTTCTCTGTTGAGAACATCTTCGGTTACAATCTGTACGTCGTCGTGCAACGCCGCAAGATATGTACCGATTATCATTGGTATATCTTTCTTTTTCTTGTTGGGGAACACAATCAAACGAATGTTGTATTCGTTGAGAAACTCAGCGAATTTCACAGGCGTTTCATTTTCCAAATCTTTGGAACGGGTCAATACAATCGACGGATTCGCTTTTATGTATTTTCTAAAATCATAATTTTTGAAGTCCGTGCATTTTATGACCGTATAATTTGTGTTTATACGCCACATTGCGTTGCCCAAATCAGTAAAGAAATCGTCACTTACTATTAGTATATTTTTCATTTAAGCCTCCTATGACTCGTTTAACATCGTCAACGTTATCTGTTAATATGTATATCCCACCGGCTTTTTCTATATTTTCCTGATGGATTTTCTGTTGTTCTGACTGGTTGTTGAGTTTTCCCGGAGCTTTTGTCTCGATACCAATAAAGTATCCCTTATAACACGATATTATGTCAGGAATACCCGGCTCTTGAAAGTTAGAGCCGTGTATCTTGACAAAATACGCACCTATCTCAGAAAGGAACTTCTTCACTCGAGTTTCTATCACTTTCTCTCGCAAAGTCAGTTACCTCGAAATATTTAGATTCAATTTCTTCGCCCGTCGCAGGGTCAATCGACGGTGCTTTACGCTTAACAGTCGCTACAAAACGTTTACCTACGGCTGTCTTAGCCAAGTCTTCGGGGTCGAGCAAACTGTTTACTTCAAAACCGAGAATTGTCATAAACTTTTTATAACGCCACAAACTCTTTTCCGTAAGATAAAACGACGTATCTATGGACGCTCCGTCATCGGCAACACAAGTAAACTTTATGAACGGAGTACCTTTGAACTCCGACGTGCCTGTCGAATAACTTCTGATGGTTACAGGATAGAACCCTTCAGAATCAATGTAACTACGCATTTCAACTTTACTAAAATCAATTTTTTCCATTTTTAACTCCTTTTAATTTTATTCGTCATCGCTAACGCCGATACCGCTTTCAATTACGTTCGCTTTATCGACGGGTTTGCCAGTCTTTACAGCCTCAATATCGCTGTATGTACAATTCGTGAGATACAAACCCACATCCATTTTCTTACCTAAGGTTCTAAGTTTCGTATCAATGTTCGGATGGGCTCCAAGATACGCTACAAATTCAACCGTCGGGTCTTTATCACCGTTCTTTACGGTTTTACGAGCACAATACACAACATTCGACGCCCTTTCCAAGAGTATCTTGCCGTTGTTTTTGGTCATTTTCGGTATGATATATGGTTCGCTTTCACCTGTCAACGCGTCGTCTGACGTGTCGGTTTTAACGTGACATATCAAAACATATTCGACGTCGCCTTTCTCAGCCAAAGAAACAAACGCGTCACGCATTGCTCTCATAGCGTCACCGATACGACTTCTGTCGTCGAAGTTTAACGCTCCCGTCGGTTTCGTCGCCGCAATCGTTGCTACCATGCTTTCTTCAATTGACGAATATGCGTCTACGACAACGGATTTGTAACCGTGGTGAGGATTTGCCGCAAGTTCTTTGAGCAACATCATCATTTTGGAATAAATCGTTCCGCTTTTATCGGGTTTAATCGTGATGACTTTTACGTCATCATCGCTATAACCTTTCAAAACAACACCACCGCCGTCTGAATCAATCGACACATACAACATCGGTTTCGGATAAGTACCTGCAAGTGTGGTTTTTCCCGAGCCCGGTTTCCCCATAATTACAGTAAGTTTGTTGTAAGGCATCGTACTGATACCTTTAACATAATCAAGCATCCCCATTAAGATTTTACCTCCGTATCTATAATTCTATCTGCTATATAAATATCGTGCGTTGTCACAGGAACGAACATACGTATGCCAGAAAACATACCATATAATCTTGTCGAGTGTTCTACGAACTGGTCGTGTGTCATTCCTGACAACTCTTCAAGTCTCTCGGTATCTTTGGAATGACAGAAATAAAAGTATACATCGTGTTTCTGACAAAACGCCGCAAACATTGCCAACTCATCGTCCGATATATCAAACAAATCGTCGCTGATAAAACTACCGTCGAATACGACGTTTGAACCGAAGTGTTCAATCCAATTCAAGTTAGCCATCATATTCCAAAACGAATCGTACCGTTCGTATACAATCGGTTCGAGTGCTCCGCTTTTATCGAAACTCAAATCGTGGGCAACCTGTTTCGCAAGTGTCGTTCTTCCGCTTTTGTCAAAGCCGTCTACAAAAATTATCATATTAAAACATCTCCTTTACATTGTTTTACAAATTCACATCTCTCACACATAAAAGAATGTTTGCATAAAACATATTCTTTCTTCATATCTATTATAACGTTTTGGATATTTTCGGCAACGCTAACTGCCAACTTCGTAGGAACACTCGTCCGAACACCTTTTACAAATACAAAGTATTTCAATTGTTCTAAGACATCTGTATAATCTTCGGGATTGAGTCCGTTCTCTCGTATCGCTTCGAGATACAATTCATAAGTTGTTGAAGCGAGTGCTGCTTTTGATAGCCCGCCGCTTTTCAAAATCTTTGGTTTTGTTATACCTTTCTTTGGAATAGACAAATATCCGACCTCGATGTATGCCAACGGAACATCAAATTCTTGTGAGAATAATATTGCATATAGCGTGAGTTGTTCGTCTAATCGCAATGAGTTATCAGTTCTCGGGGTGTTTGTGAATTTGTAATCCCAAAGCGTGTATTTATACGTCTTGGGGTTATATGTAACGAGGTCGATTACTCCAACCAAATCGAATGCTTTGGATTCGATTCTCAATTCTCGATATTTAATTTCTTCGTCGCCAATGTAATGGTCAATATCTTCTATGACTTTCTCGAAATAATTTTTCCACGACGGAATACCAAACGCGTCTTTCAATTCGCAATATTCGATTTCATCGGGTATCAAACCCGTTTCAAGGACTTTGTGAGCCATTGAACCAAATTGAAAATTCTCGTTTGTAGCCTGCAAGCCGTCTTTGTATATAAGTTCCCACTTACGCTGACAATCAAGATACGTGCTTATCTCACTGTGACTGAGCATCTCGTATAGCCTCCTTAATTGCCGCTTTTTCGGTCGTAATCGTTCTCGGTGATAACTCCATCGTCTTTGCAATATCGGCGTCTGTAAAACCTGCTAAAAGATATCCGAACACTTTCTTCTGTCGTTCGCTTAAACCTGTCGCGATATTTGTTATCGCAATATCAATATCACCCAACGACTCCTGCTTTATGAGAGTTTCGTCGTCTATCGGAATCGGAATGAATTTTTTCCGCATATCCAAGAAACGGTTTCTTATCCATACACCTGCCCGAAGTTTGAGAATTTCATCGGTATTTGTTTCACCGCGTTCTTTAAGTCTGTCGAATAATTTAATTACTGTGAGATAACCTTCCTGCACATAATCTTCATACTCGTCATAGTTCGGGCAATACTTGTGTGCCATAGACTCAATCAACGGCTTAAAATCTTCAATCGTCATACTAATTTTCTCCCACAAATCGGACAATAGTTTACGGGACACATTTTTCCGTTATAATACGCTTTTGTGCCAAGATATGCTATATCAAATACGCTTTCGCACTCTACGAATTCTTTATTGAATTCGAGCCACAACTTACAACATTTTTTATATCGTGTCATAATACCTCCGTGATTTTGAAAAATTCTGTATGTGAACCGACATCAACTTCAATATAGTCGGGATAGTGATTTTCCCGCCAATATGGGGGTTTGTAATCTTGGTCACTCAAAAAGTCCGATATAACCCGCCGAGCAGACTCCACACTTATAGCACACCCTATGAATTTGAGGTCGCCATGACTTGTCTGAAACTCAACATTATAAAGTTTAGTTTTTTCCATAATCATCTCCGTTTACTCAATGTTAATGTTATCATCGTGTTAGAAACAACCATTCCCAACAGATGAATTATTGTTTCCAATCGGGATATATTCTCCCACATAACTCTATATGCGAGAAACACGATAAAAAACATAAGCAGCAAAATTAAAGATACGTCTAATTCGTCAAGTTTTTTCATAGAAACCTCCTAATTTTATTTTGGTGGGAACGCCGAGACTCGAACTCGGACTTAGAGAGCCACAATCTCTCGTGCTAAAACCTTTACACTACAAACCCCGTATACACATCTTAGTCGTTGTTTACACAAACCCCTACTTGTCATTTTGTGATTGTTCGCGAATGGGATTACTTATCCATAAGTTTTTGATTTTTAGGCTCACCACGATGAGTCACGACACTCAACTATATCATTGCAATGATACAGCCGTTCCTATTGATGTGTTTGATTTACAGATATAAATATCTGCACCCAGCGGTCAATATGCCGTCGCATATTCCAACTCATACGAGCCACCGCACAGCGACCATCCGTACGGTGTTTTTGGAGCCGGTAACAGGACTCGAACCTGCGACTTGCGGTTTACAAATCCGCCGCTCTACCAACTGAGTTATACCGGCATTCATCGGGTTGACAACGATATAATGATTATTATATAAATTTATTTCTGAAATAATTTTCAACCCGATTATAAATTATTAAATTTGGTTACGTATAGCCATAATAAGCAGCATTGCCATCGAACTCAATATTCCGACTACAATTCCTGCTATCGATAAACCTTTCTGTGTTTTATTTTCGTCGGCAGTAGACAATCCTACTATTCCGAGAATTGCTCCGATTAGACCGAGCCACCAGAATACGAATAAGGATACGCAGGACAATACTAACGATACAATCGCCCAAGCCATATAAACACCTCCTATAATAATTTTGGCTACCGAGGCGTGACTCGAACACGCAATACACAGAATCAAAATCTGTTGCCTTACCATTTGGCTACTCGGCAATGAACCCGCGATGAAGCGGGTATAAATAATAAACGATTGACTTACACTTTTTGGCAAACGCCGTTCAAATAACACTGACATTCTGTCAAAATGTTCAACACGTCGGTTAATACCCCGTAATCTTGATAACATCCTTTACCGATACCTTTCGAGCAAAGTTCGTCTATCGTATCGTGAAACAAATCACGGTCTTCGGGTGTTGTGTAGTTTGCTAAAATTTTCAAAATGTTATCTGTAAAATTTGTCATTTGATTACTCCTTTTCTACTTCGATAAGAACCTTGTTGAGTTCAATTCTAACGCGTTTGAAATCGCTTTTCTTGTAAATTTTGCCGTCGTTTCGAACTATTTTCTTCTTATAGTCCGAAAGCCCGTCAAACCACGACCAATAAGCGTTTGTACCCATATTGAGATTATTCATCTGCGGTTTTAATTCTCTAATAAAGATGTTATTCGCCAATTCGTTTGCTGCGGTCATGTTAATTAAACGCTCCGAAAGGTAGTTCGCATAAAGTTGTTTATCCATATATTTAATTCTCACTCCCGTTCATAATATAATTGTGAATATCATCGTTTTGCAACTCCTTAAAAACTTTTTAATTCCGGTTTTATCGAACCTGCACGATAAATAATTATCTTTATCTTTAAGTCGTTTTCGTCGATAAACTGTTGCAACTCGTCAACATCGACCGAACCATCTTCTATAAGCCAGTATTGCCATTTTACAGTTTTAGGTGTTTTCATCCTTTATTTCCACTCCTTCGTTTATATTTATATATCCGTATGCGTCTGCCATTTTTGCAAAATCGCCACCGTCGAGTACTGTTGTTCGGGCATACACACCTTTCAGTAAAGGCTGTTGAACCCACATATTTGAGTCATTTATTTGATAAGTAGGACGTTTATGAGTTCCGTATCCTCTATATTCACGGGCAGTAACAACACCTCCTATCGGTTTAGGCATACCACAAACACACCTTTTACAAATTACCACATCCCCTATTTTGAAATTGTAATGCTCTTTCATACTTCATTCCCCCAGCAATCCCAGCCATCAGCATACTCACGAGCGAACAATTCTATTTTGGTTTTATCGTCGCCCATTAAAGCGACAATTCTATCACGTACTTCTTTTGGTTTAGCACTATGCCTACCACGAGGAGCCATAACAATTTGTTTTACTGATTTGCAACTTCTTTTGGGGTGTCCACGAGTAGCCAACAAGCACAATTCGGCGTTACCGTTTACCCAATGACCTAAGCCTGAATAAATGCCTACACCGCTCGGATTTTGTTTAACCCAACAAAACGCACAGGTTTTATACTTAAAGCCCCACGCTTTGATTGTGTCTAACGCTTCTTGAAGTTTCGGCATTGTAGCCCACATAAACAGTATACTATCTTTTTTAGCAAGTTGTGGTATGGGCAACGCGTTCAATTCGTCTTGCGACATCTGTGGATACGGAGTTGCACCCATATCTGACCTACCACCGAGTTTGTCGTTATATGACCAAGGCGGGTCGGCGTAGATTATATCGTACTGTTTGTCTGTATTGTGAATGTCAATATACATCATACTCTCCTTTCTTATTCCAGCAATCTTTCGGGCAGGTAAAATGGTATCTTCGTTCGCATTTACTGCAAGGTAATTTGTTCCAATCTACTGTTATTGTTGTAATTGTGCCGTCTTTATTATGTCGCTTTATAGAGCGAATATCGGCGGTTTTGTTATTTCGTATATTCATACGGAATAGCCTCTGAAACGCTTGTTATTCGTATTATATCGTAAGTTTTACCATACGTTCTCATAAGTTCTTTGGTTGCCGATACAATCGAAGTGCTATCAATTAAAACTTGTTTGTGATACTCGGCAGAGTTGTGCCGATAGAAAAAACCTACGTGATATAAATATGATTTCTTAATTTTACTCATAACTATAAAAAATACACGCCCTGCTATCGTGTACAGAGCGTGTGTTTAATTAAAATCAGTCGTCCAACAGACTGTGTAAGGCTGCGAGTAGAACGATTTTGCCAAGCGTTTTACTGTAATCGGGAGTATCTTCGCAATTTTCGCAATCAGGCATAACGTCGACTTTCGTAAGTTCAGTCGGCGAATAGTTGCGTCCGTTATCTTTCAAACTCATTTTACCGCTCGACGGATAATATCTGCGGGCTACGAGAGTGAGAGGGTCGTCGTTATTTATGATTTTAACGAGATTGCCGTCTTCACGTTTGGCAATGTCGCCTACCGCAAAATACGGTGCTACAAAATCTGGCGATACATAAACACCCTTCGATTTAGCACTCATTTTACCCGTAGACGGATAATATCTACGAATATATAAATCCTTAATATATCCGTCGTCATCGATTGACCTAACCTTACCGATGTAACCCTTAGTGCGGATTTCATCATAATCCTTAACAAAAACTACAACATCATCAATTTTACTCGTTTTTAATATCTCCTTTATGTTTTATAAATAACTCTCTTATGTAGCGGAATAAATCACGATAACCTGAAAATTTATTCAGATAAACCCACTCCCTAATCGAGTTGTTGCCAAAATAATTGAATAATAAGCCACTGTCGCCGTCATAAATATAGATGTAATTTTTGCCATAATGACAATCGAACTCATCTTCCATAATAGCCGCCGCAGCGTTTATACGAGGTAATGTAAATTCGTCAGACTTCATCGTTCACCCATTTTATATACGGAGTACCGTACCCACACGAAGGGTTGTACTCGTATTCTATTATATAACACATTCCGTCGAACGTGAAAGTGCCATAATAATCATGCTTCATTAAAAATTTAATGAATTTTCCAAGTTCGGCGTCTGTTATTTCGTCAGCCTTAAAGGCTATCTCGTTTACTTTTACCATATCACACCGTCAAATACATATTACATTCTTTGCACCGTCTGCAATCACAGCACCACGAGCAATCGCCGTATACCGTATACGGGCAAGTTTCTTTGGTGAAGTCGTAGACGTTATCTTTTTCGTTCCACATATTCTCATATTTGATATAATCGTCGTCAATCATATCATCCCACTCGTGTCCGTAATAATCTTCCCAATCTTTTTCGGTGATTGCCGGGAACGATTTGGCACGAGAATAATCTATCGTGTACGAGTAATTCGAGTACATACAACCGTCGGTGTCCGATATGAAGTCGCCAATCAATTCGCAATGACCATCTCCCGAAAGTATTGCGAGTTTGTTATGTACGCCAATCAGGTTCGCAATGAGTTTGCGTTTGGAGGCGTCGGTGTACCAATCTTTGCGGTCGGCTATCAACGATAGATAATCAAGTACGAACGACATCGTGTCGTTGCGGTCTAACGCTTTATAATCGCTCGTAAAATCGATAATTCCGTTGTGAGCGACACCGACATCAGCCACCGACCTTAACTGTCGTAAATCATCCAATCTGTCGCTTACAGGATACGGATGAGTGATTGTCGGATTGATACCCGCTTGTGTACTTATACGGAAGTGCATAACGCACGGTATATTGTCGCCGTATTTTTTACGAGTTTTTCCAAGGTCGTCCCAAAATTCTTTGAATTTCATAAACCCTTTGCGAATTATGACCTTGCCGTTCACGGCATACATATAACCCGCTCCGTCGTCGTTATTTGAAAAGCAGTTTTTGAGAATGTCCTTTTTGGGAAAGTTGCTCGTATTCGGTTTATAAACTATTATGCACATTATATAATCTCCTTATAATCTTTATTTATTCTTTTATATGATATTTTGTTTTCTTTTTCGTTATAAAAAATATGTGTTTTTTCTAACTCGAAAAATCGGCTATCGACAGTCCACCAACACGACGGGTTGTCGCATTCGTTGTTGTCGTCGACAAGTGCGACCCTAACGTGTATACCGTCAGTAACACCCACAACCACACATCTCGTGCCTTCTCGTGTATATACATATTCTTTACTCGCCTGCGGCAAACCTACTATAATATCTCCGACTTCAAACACGAATTAAATTCTCCTTATCTTCAAAATATCCGAACTTATTGAGTTCGGGGTTGTAGTAATAATTATCCTTGTACAACTCAAAATAATTAGGGTTTACCCAATCCTGAAACCCCATATAACGGTTCGATTTATATATTTGTTTTACATCATCAGGTGTTGTCGGATGAAGTTTTATAACTTTGACGCATATGGCTCCGTCGTCGCTGATATTCAAAACTTTAACAATAGTCCATTGATTTGTTATACCGTACGGGCTTGTTTTAGTTCCTACAAGCAGGTCGCCTACTTTGAATTTGTTCATATTATACAACTCCTACGAAAGCGTTTCTACGTTTTATATACTCGATTGTGTCGGGTTTAAGTCCTTTTAAGAAGTTAGCGGGGTTCGTTATATCGTCGTCGCTCATTGTATTTGCGTTCATTGCCGTAGTCCAAAGGAAGTCGATGGTTGCCATAAAACTGTCGTAGTTAAGCGTACCACGCATAAGTCTGAACTCAACTGTATTCCTGTTAGTTAAGTTTACTGCGTGGTATCTGTCGCTGTGGTTGCCGTAATCCATATCAGCGGCTCTTTTCGCAAGTTCTGCAAACGTTAAGTCGCCCCATCCGTAAGTACTCGCCCAACTCGACATACCTTCTCTTGTTCTACGGCTTACCTTAACTATATCGTTGATATAATGCTCGTAAAAATATATGATACGGGCGATACCTTCTTGTGTCATTGCGGCACGGCTTATGTGCATATGTAACCCGCAACATTTTGCATCGTGAGAGCGATAACCGTGGTCGCGAATACATTTAAGAATATCACGCCACGGCAGTTTGAGAAACTCGTCCATCGTGTGCGGTTGAGTTATAATCTCTACGCCTTCGCCTATGGAGCCGTCGTGCATATAATATGCGTGGTCGTTTAATACACCTGAAAGTTCTTCGGCAAGTTCGGACGGATAGCAATCGGGGTCTGCGTTATCACCCGACACTTCGAGTTCTATACCGAAGCCTTTGAATATCTCACCATCTTTTATAGCGGGGAAATATTTTATAGCGGGGTTGTGATGATAATCTCGTATAATTTCATCATCGTCATCATGGCGTTCATCATAGCAATCCTCACAATACCACTCGTCGTCGTCCTCATCATACCGCATATTATCGGTATAGAATACCTCACCACAATTAGCACACGTTGCAATAACACCGTCATCAAACATTTGGTCGTAACAACGGTCATCGAGCGTCCTGTCAAGACCTTCGTAATAATTTATGCAGGTACACTCATGCGAATATGTATTACCACATTCATCACACGTAATAGTGCGATACTCGTAGCAGTAGTCGCACCATTCTACGGTGTAACCATCCGTGTCGATAACATCGTGCATATTATCCACTTTCTCAACTTTGCCGCAATTCTCGCATATAAAGTAGTCGTCGCTGTTCTCGACACAATCTCTATGATATGCGACACCGTCGCAATCGTAGACAACATCATCATTCTCGCCTATAAATTTACCACAAATAGCACATCTTTTAACCGACATATCTAACATACTCCTTTACTATTGAAAATTTATTTTCAGAGTTAAAAACTCTGTCGTTCTTAACATATACAGTCGTTGTATCGTCGTCCATCTCGGCAGCCAAAGTTGTTATATCCGTCGGGGTGGTCGTATCTTCTATTGTTATATCTCCCGTGAGAGAGCCTTTTATTATAGTATAATGTTTCTCAACATATCTGTTGTCAAGGTAACGCATTGAGTTCGGTATATTGTTGCGGGTTTTGCGATATTCTCTTACCTGCGTTATTTTACCCGTCCTATCCATAATATAATCGTCGTCGTCAAACACACGGTATTTTTGACCGTGCCGCAAAATGCGTATATCCGCAACGTTGTCGTAGGTAGGTATATCGTTTATATCGAATACAAACCGGTTGATTATTTTACCTTTATCGTCGAGTAAGATATAGTCGTCGCCGAGCCTTAACTGCGGGAATTTTTGTAACACGGGTGATATAGTATATTCCGTCCAATCAGCCGTGTACGGCTCAATCTGCCATCCGTTTTGTGTGAGATAGTATACCGAATTATCGACACGACACGCTAAATTATATTTGAATATATTTTTAACGTACGTGCCGTTTTTAGCCAACAATTCTTCGATAGGCGGTGCTTTATAATGTTCTACAACTTCTACAAAGTTGTCCGCTACCGTCCAAATGTCGCTTATACTGTCGAGCGAGGCTTTATCTATCGGTCGCGAGAGTTTGAGCGTCCACATACCGTGATATGTGTCTATATCAGACACAATTGCCGTCGTGCCTATCCACTTATCCATTAAGTTATTCCACGTCATTTTGGTTTTGTGGGCGTATCCTAACGTTATCTTTTCATATCCTTGCCTTTCGAGTTCTTCGTGGTCTACAATGCGTACAATGTCGCCCAATTTTACTTTGCATTCTTCCATATAAATGTATTATACCTCCAAATCTGTTAGTATGACTAATTTATCGTCTTTTGTATATGGTGTATACTCCGTCGCAAAGCGGCTATCAAACTCGCTGTGTAGCGGTGCATATTTATGCGTATGAGGGTTTTCCCGCATTAAATGATATTGTGCGGGTCTACCCTTATATAAGTTTGTTAAAGGTGCATCCCAAGTATCGGTCGCAGAAAATAACGCAACCCGTGTATTGTTGCGTTCTTCTTCCGTGGGAAATAACGTGGTGAGTTGAGAGATTAACTCGCTAACTGTGATTGCTTGTTTCATCTTATTCCTTCCTTTGTCATTATTGTTTCTACTTTTATCGTCGGATATTTATCTCGTTCGCCAATATCAACGGGTACAATATAACCTGCAAGTAGTTCATAACATACGTCAGGTTTTATTAAAGTGCCGTCAACCTTTACGGCGATGACGTTTGATACCTTGCGGTCGCTATCACGTTCTGCAAGTATAAGAAACGACCCTTCAACACCCCTTGCCTTCGACCACGAGTGTACACCCCCGAAAGCCATTGTATGAGATTTTAAGGCTGTTGCGACGGAATTATCGGCAATTGCTATTGCAAGTGAGTTGGTTTCGGTAGCAACGGCTTGTGATTTTCTACCGTTTGCGATAGCAATCGATTGATAACCGTTTGCGATAGCAATATCGCATACTTGTTCGGCGTGTACCAAGTCAAAATGTTTGTCTGTTTTTATAGTTTCGTAAGGCATTTTTTGGTGTCGCTCCTTTTTTGTGTGAAAATTAGGAATTATTCTTAAAGTTGAAGAAAAATTTCAACTTTTTGAAAAAGTTTCAATAAAAATTTCAATTTTGCAATTATTTTTTAGGATAATGGTGGGATAAATTATTAGCAAAAATGCGATTTTTGCTAATATTTATACTACGATAGGATAATTTTGTGTGAGAATGGGCGTTTTAACGATATTTCAATTACGAATTGTAATAAAGTTGAAATTTTTTGCAAAAAATCGTAAACTCTATATAAAAAATAAAAATAAAGTTTACGTATGAAAATTTTATACGAACTTGACCTTTTTTTTCTTCAACTTTGAAATTTTCACATAAAAATAGTAATAAATAATAAAAAATATAAAGTTAAAGGGTAGTTAGAGTAGGGGTCAAAGTCGGACAGAATGTATAGTTTTAGTTAAAATCGTAGATAATATCGAGAATAATAAAACGTGCAAAAATGACCTTCAAAATTTCAAATCGAATTGAAGAAAAGTTGAAGATTTCACAGAATTTTCACAAAAACCTTCAACTTTTTTTGTGAAAATTGCAATTTTTGCACAGATTGTTCAATTTTGCGTAAAATCGCAGATAAAATGCGAGATTTTGCGAAATTGAATGAAATTTTAGTAAAAATAAACCCTAAAAATGCTTTGTTAGAGCAAATTTAGGGCTTAAAATTACTATGTATGAATAAATATAAATTGTGTGCAAGAAAGTATAAATATTATTCAAAATAGACCGATTTTACGTCGTACTTCGCGGAAATAAAACCGAAATATTCGAAATAATCGACGATGTTCGGAAAATCGATAGAGAGATAAAATTCTCCCGTATTTTTATCGATAACTTGAAGGTTTAAGATGGGGTTTTGACGAGAGAATTTTACAATTACAGGTACTTTTTTCATATTTTTGGCTCCTTATGCAAAGATTAAATTATCAAAATCGGGGTAAAAGCGAGCAATATCGCTTTCGGGAACTGCAACTTCGTTGGGAATATCGTACTCAATGTACGGGTTTTCCCTATCGTAAGCGAGCGTTTTGGTTGGAGTTTTGTCGTAAACGACAAGATGAGCATTTTGGTATTCAAATTCGTCGAAAATATCGAGCGTATCGACACGAGTGAGAGTGTTATTATTCATCGTCGTCATCTCCTGCATAGATATAATTCACACTTTTGTAGAAAAGTGCGTTCACTTCGTCGTAGACGAGAGATTTTTTCGTGGTTGCTTGTGTAATTTCAAAGCACGCCTTTGCGAGATTGACTACGAGAGCGTCAAAATCGACTTTTTTAGCCTGTTTTGCGGTAAGGTTGGACAGAATATCGACATTGCCCATTATAGCCTTGTAGGCTATTGTGTAGGGTTCTGTGTCGGATGCTTCGAGTGTGGTATCACGCAGACGGTCTACCGTAGACAAATGGTCATCCATCAAGTCGTGTATCGTTGCAGCATTTTTGAGAATAGTATATTGCATATAATTACCCCCTTGCGTATGAGAGCATAGTTTTGCGGCAGGGTTGTAAGGTTACAATTTCCGCAACGGGTGAGTTTTCCCACAAGATTGCTACGAATTTATTCGTAGAGCCTAAAACGGTGCCTTTGACGTTGCCTTTTTTGGCTTCTTTGGTTTTGAGATTATACGACAATTTAGTCGTAGGGCTTTGTTCGTGGTCAAGACGATAAAATTTATTCATACATATAACTCCTTATAGTTATAATTATACCCTTAAAACGAGTTAAGGGCATAAGTATAACTATAAGATATAATAATATCTTATAGTTAAGATTTGATGTATTAAAAAAGGGGTCTTTCACGCGACCCCTTTAATAATATAACTGTTACTTATATAATACCAGTTTCCCACTATTACTAAATCTACATATATATGGACATCCATATATACGCTAACTTACAATAATAGAAGGTCGCCTTCTATCGCTGTATTAAGCGGTACCGTTTCTTATGAAACCGTGCTAAAATAATAGGTTTTCTTAGTTTTTATTGTCGGGAAAAACAACCATTGTAAAAACCGTATAAATATCACATCTTGTCATAGATATATATTTATATTATAGCGTGCTATGAGTGCGACTACGCTACCCAAATAGCACTTTGATAGGTTTTTGCGATATAGTAGACTATATCGACAGTTAGCCTATGCTATGTAATTAACCGTGTAGTCGCATTTACGATGCTACATTATGTATAACGGCATAGATGTCTATGTTTTACCCGTTATACGTTATCCCAAAACGATTACGTCATGTTTACCTTTTTTCGGGGCGGGTTTCCCGTCATCCGTTCACGTCAACCCGTAGTCGGTGGGTCGACGTTATTAAAATAACGGCGGGGCGGATAAACTACTATACATCACAACGGTTGACGGCGGTTGACTTGTCGGGGGTCGTGTAAACACGATGATGCCCGACCCGCTTGTCGTGAGAGTGAGTAGTTTATTGACTTGTCAATGTGCAACACAACGCAACGGCGTTGTAGTGGTCGTAAGTCGTTCGGCTTACACTCTCGAAAAGTGGTGTTGCAACCTTGCTTTCGGTCGTGTTTTCGTTCGCCGTGGTCGGCTTACACTCTCGAAAAGTGGTGTAGCAACGGCGACGGTCGGCGAACCTTTTTGCGTTTGCGTGTGCTTGCGGGCGGTGTGTGTGTGTGTGTGTGTGTGTGTTGCGGTCGAACGGCAAAAAAAAAACGCCCCTAAGGGCGTTATGTGTACTTGCATTTAATGCAAGTAGTCGCTAAACGTTTCAAATATTCTTGACTTACAGTCAAGCACTGTTTCGAGAATATAGCCCCCGCATTTTTCGCAATCGGTTGCAAGTACGCTTATTTGCGTGTAAATTGCAAGCAATTTTTCACGCGGGCTACGCATACACATACGAGAGAGTTTTTTGAGCGTTTGATGTGTAAACATCAAGACTTTTTCGCTGTATTTTTGGTCGGTTTCCGAGTTATGCGTGTACGCATAGTTTGCTATCGCAAACTGTAAGTCGTTGATGTCGTAAACGACATGACCGAGAGCGTCAAGAAAACGGGGGAAAGAGGGGGTTATATAATTTTCTATATCGTGCATATTAGCACCTCCAAAAAGTTTTTCTACTACCGAAAAGTGGTGTTGCCTCGTGTGTGCATGCGTGTGTATGTGTGCTTGCGTGATGCTTGCGTGATGCCCGCTATGCGGGTAAACGCCCCTTGCGTTATGCGTGTTTTGTGTTTTTACGTAGAGAGTAAGTAATCACACCCCCACCCCCGCGTGCGTGTGCGGGTTTAGGCTT